GAATCAAAATATCCTGCTTCTTGCCTTCGGCGATAAATCAGTTGGTTCGAAGCTGACGCGCATTGCGTGATGAAGGTTTCGTCAGCAACGGTTGCTACTGCGATACCTAACCATGCTTCAATGTCGGCGGCTGTAATCCAACTGCAAACCTGTGAATAGGCAATCGTGCCAACATTGCTTACGACCCACTGAACATCGTCGCCTGTGCAAGCATATAAAACTTGGTTTTCAATAGGTCGAGTCGTGTCAAAGTATGGCGCGCCAGTAGTGCTGTTAATTCCCATGAAGTAATACTCGGGAATGTCAAGAATTTGAAATGTGCCGTTGAACGGTGTACCAACTCCAGCAACTGTCATCGACTGACCAACTACAAAACTATTAGGTTCTAATGTTCGTAATACGGCGTAGTTCGATGTCAGTTGCTTGGCGCTGACATTGTAAGTCTGTGTCATGGCGGTAAGGCCGCCTCTCGATTAAGCGATGGTGATTGCTTGGACGAACTGGCTACCAGCAACAGCGGTTGGGTTCTGTGCATCCTGAACATTGGTTGCAAAGTATCCGTAGTAGCTGAAGTTGCGAGCGAGCAGGTCTGGAACTTCTACAGAGCGCATACCTTGCTGTGCTTCGTAGAACTCGATCGCTGGGCCGTGCACAACAAGCATTGTGTTTGCTGCAGCGTTGCCGTCAACTACCAATTCAAGACCGAGTGGGTTCATACCCGACCATGAAGTTGCGTTGCCTGCGCCAAGTGTGTTCTGACCAATCAAGCCCGGTGCGCCAATGGCTGGGAACAACGGACGCTTGCTTGAGTCAAGTTGTGCGCCAAGTTTTGACCAAGTTGTTGGATCAACGATCATGTGAGTTGGGAACAAGTTTGTTGTTGCTGAAATGTTTACTGCGCAACCGTAGATTGCGTTCATCAACGATGTTGCATCTCCAGCTGTAACAGTCCATGTGTAGCCCGATGCTTGTTTCTGCGAAACAACATAGTCAACTGCAATGTCATCAGTTTGCTTGAGGTACTGTCCAGCAAGATCGTTCAAGATCACATTCATTGCGGCTGGATCGGTAAAATCCACCGTCTGTTGTGCGATCTGAATACTGCCGGCGACCGTTTGCCGAGTGACTGTCGTTGCCGACAAAACCATTGTCTGTGAAGTTACTGCAGTGCCTTGTGTCGTTTGCTTACCAGCTGCAGTCGAGGTGCTGATGGAAGGACGAGTAAAGCTGATGCCGCTACCTTGTGGCATTGCGCGAACACCGAAAGCCGAAACTGTTGGACGAATGAAGTTGTAGTTCTGGAACACTGGCCCCATTACCGGAACTGGCAAAAGTCCAGGTGTATCGGTGGTCAAGTCTTGCGAGATCGCTTCAACGGCTGACTGATCGCGTCGAGCAGCTTCACGGTATGCAGCGTTTACTTTTGCGAAATATTCTCCGCCACGATGCATCGCTGCGAGATATTCCGATGCCGATGGCATACGGTACTCACGCTTTGCTTCTGCAAAAACGACTGGTGAAGTTGGAATGGTTGCCTCTACTGGTGTTGCTTCGGACATGACTGGTTTCTCCTGTGTAGGTTCTTGGATTTCATTATTGTCTGTAATTGGTTCTTCGTGGTGGATACTCTCATCGGCTGTGGCAGCGACATCAGTAATAATTGCACCCGAGAACGCTGGGCGGCCTGTCACTAATGACAACTCAAGCCAATCGGCTGCCTGTACAAGCATTGTGCCGTCTTTTTGCATTTTGAACTTTGTTGGATTTACGCCTACAGAAACAGAGTCGATTACTCCGTCCATAGCAAGCGTTAAGGCTTCCTCGCCAGCTGCGGTCTTGCTGATCTTGGCTGTAAACATCATGCCTTGTGGCGTGTCTACTCGTTCAGAAACAATGCCAACGGCCTGTGAAGAATCGTGGTTCATGTAGAGCTTTGGGGATTTGCCTTCAGCGGAAAGCGACCCCGGCTCAAAAATAACTTTTGTTCCATCGGACACTGTGGCTGCTACGCCGTAAGGAACGGCCACTCCAGAAACTGATCGACTTGGTGGTGCGCCTTCGATTGGCGCGGCTGCGTCAAGTGTGAGATCTGTTGAAATAAACTTAATCATTGTGATACCCCTTGGTTTTGGTTTGTTGGCATTGGCATAGGCATTTCGTCTATGTCATTTTCTTTTGTTTCAAGAATCTCTGAAAGATAATCGTCAATGTCAAAACGAACATATGTGCCTTTAGGCAAATACATTGACAAAGTTTCTTGGATGCAATTCATGTAAGCGCGCGCGCCGAACACATAAAGATCTTCGCGTGCGCCTTGGTTGCTTGTGTACGAATATGAGCCAATATCCAATCCAGCCAAAAAGAAAGGCACATTGCAGAGTCGAGCGGCTTCTTTTGCTTGAAATTCGGCGGCTTCTGATAACAACAGTTTGGATGGGTCTGTACCTGATGGTTGCCAGTCCACATATTGGTTAAGCGCTGCAGTTTGGTTGCTCATGCGTGCCGCATTAAAACTGCTAGCCAATTCTGCGAGACCTGCCGCGTCTAATGCTTCTCCTGATGTTTGTTTCAAGATGCCTGCAGGAATACTTGATGTCGCGTTGCGTAAACGCGCTTGTTCAAGCGCTAAAGATGTTGCAACGATCTGTGGTGACTGGTACAAGATGCCTTGAATCGGTGAGACAAATTGCACAACATCTTCATAAGGTATTTCTGCGCCTTGGAAGAAGATTTGTTTTGATGTTCCGTACGCAAACACTGGGCCAACCATGTCGAGTGTGTTGACCATTGCGGCAGGTAGTCGAGTGAAAGTTGCTGGATATCCGTCAGCTGTGCGTGATGAGATCCACAAGAACGCGCGACCAAAGAAGAAAAGGTCATCAAATAACCATGCCATAAAAGTTGAATACGGTAGTTGTGGATCAGGTTGCTTTAACCATGACCTAGGCGCGATCTCAATTTCTTCTTCGTCCATTGTCATTTCGTTCCAGCGTGTCTGGTACATCTCTAACGGTGTACACGCAACGACGGATGCCAGTAGATCCCGTGACCTTGAGATCGTGCTGACACCCATCGCTTTGTTGCGTGCGTCGCCCGAGATGTACGAGTAGTAGTGACCGATGGATGCTTCGCCAGCGTTGTTAGATCCGTAATTTGTGTACATTCCGCCAGCGGCAGCTTTGACCGTAGCCGAGTCATCTTGAGGGGAGATAGCGGCTTTGGTGACTCGATTAAATAATGCCATGTAAAGAGTGTGCCACAAGATCAGCGTTTAATGGTGGCACTCGCCCAGTCGACAAGCGGTATCCCGACGATAGACAAGCAAGTGAACGAGTGCCAAAGTGATCCTAGTTACCGTGAGAAAGCGATAACGGGTTTCCCTGTAATTTGTGACTTTGATGCAAGAGCTGCCGCCCAGACCGTACAGCGCGCCAACTCGATCGGACCGGGTGAGCGCTGACTGGATAATGCGATAGAGCCTTGTGATCTGACTGCGACTGCACGCTGGATATGTTCAGCAAGTTGAGCCGATCCGTCGTGGACTAGGCGCTTTTCGTTGATCATGTTTCTGACTGTTGGCGTGTACTTGAGGATCTCGCCGTAACCGACAATGGTTCGGCGTGGCTCTAATCTGACAGGCCAGTGAATGTCTATTGAAGGCGTGATCGCAAACTTCACTGTCGGATCTGTTGCCAGTCGATCAACTTCCAGCATTACCTGAACAAAACTGTCGCAAACAAACTCAACTTTGACAGCCGTTTTACGGTCAGGTAATTGCACTGCACGCACACCGAAATATCGTGCGTCATCCATAGAAGTTTCTATTGCGATCACCGAGTTTGTTAACGGTATGTCTCCGTCATGTTTTAAGGCAGGCCATATGCCCGATGAGATCCAACCTTTATCGCTGGCTACCCACAAGTTGACCGATGCGCGCAAGAATTGTGCTCGATCAGGGTTTTCCGATTCAGCCTGAATGGTTGCCATTTCAATAGTGCCATGCCCCAATGCAGGGTTGCCGTAGCACCATGCGGCAGGCGTATTTGGGTCTAGATCTGGCGGTGGACTCCATTCAGCCATGTACAACGAGGTTGCTTCACCCTTGTCTATTGACCGTAGACCCTGTTCTCGCCACCGTAAAAACGCTGTACTGGCTTCAGTGCCAGCGGTTGACCAAGCGCTCAAAAGTGGTGAATGTTTAG